TTGCGACTATGGCCAACTAATGCTGATTACAGTAAGTTAACTACTGAAGACTTGAAATTAAACAGAATAAAAAATATACAATATGTAAGAGAGCCTGGAAGCATAATTAAGCGTTTTGATATCGCGTATCTTAGTTATCGTGAACCTAATGACATAACCAACTACGTAAAACTACAGGAGCATGTAGGCGATGTTTTTAACACAATGTGGGTAAAAGATGTAGAGGGTATATTCAATGCACATCAACAAGCCGCTACGATGGCAGAGTCTGAAATGTTTTGGGTCGTTGATGCTGACGCAGACATTGTTGATAGCTTCGACTTTAGTTACATCCCTGATGTATATGATAGAGAAGTGGTACACGTTTGGAACAGTATTAACCCAGTAACTGGATTAGAGTACGGGTATGGAGGAGTTAAATTGTTTCCTACTGAGCTAGTACGAAAAGCCACAAGCTGGGGACTAGACTTTACTACAGGGTTAAGCACACGATTTAAAGCAATGCCCGAAGTTAGTTGTGTTACACGTTTTAATACAGATGCGTACAGCACATGGCGTAGCGCATTTAGAGAGTGCGTTAAGCTAACAATGAACGGAGATGCTGAAGCCAATGAAAGACTAGAAGCATGGTTACATCCAGTACCGGACGCATTCTTTAGACACGAAGCCAAACGTGGTGCAGAAGAAGGTAAGGCGTTCGCGATTAAGAACAAAAACAACCTAGAAGAGTTAAATAACATAAACGACTTTAAATGGTTACATGAATACTACACACGAAACAATTGAACTAGACGATTGGGAAGATGTAATAGACTTTTCGAATATTCAGCATTTTAATATTACACCCAGTTATCTAGAACGTGCCACCCAAGGAGATTTTCCAAAGGACGCATTTTCAAAAGGCCAGCTTGCTTCTAAAGCATGGCTTCATCACAGATTATATACGACTCACGCAGTTGAGCCGAATTCGAATATTGCTATATTAGGTTGTTGGATAGGAAGCATGGTTGACTTTTTGCTAAGTCAGTATATAATAACACGAGTCTATGGAATTGACATAGACCCTGTTAGTATTGAAATGGCAGATAGGTTCAACTATAAGCATGTGCAAAACGACTGGAAGTTTAAAGGCGTGGTTGCAGATGTTAGCTTACTAGACACAAGCGCCATGACATTCCAAATAGGAGGTGATCTCATAGAGGTATCGCCTAATATAGTAATTAATACAAGTTGCGAGCATATGGGAACCGAATGGTTTGAAACCGCTAGCAACGAACAGCTAATTGTAATGCAAACAAATGATTCTTCGCAGTATGAGGGGCATATCAATTGCTGTTATAGTATAGAGGATATGCAACATAAGTATCCGCTATCTAACACACTATACGCAGGCGAGTTAATAACGCCTGCTTACACACGATATATGCAAATAGGATGGAAATAATGTCGAAGAAGATAACACTAAAAACACTAGAGAAAGATATTTTTAAGGAAGTAGCAAACGTACGAAAAGAAACTAAAGCAATTATAGCTAAACGAAAAAAGGCTGTAAATTTTGATGCTATATTTAAGCAATTAGGATACCATTCAAAATTCGGAGATGTATTATACACAGAAGCGAGTCTTGCTGATATAACAAACGAAGAGCTTTCGGAAAAAATTAATAGAGCAGTAGAAATAAAAAGAACGATAGTGGGAAGCGAGAGCATTTTTGTTGAAGACATGAATGAAAAAAATATAGAAGAGCAAGAAGATCTCTTAATTAGTATTATTACCAATACTGAGAGTTTTCGCACTCGGATACAAGCTACACTCGATACTTATACACAAGAGTTAATAGACACCCATCTTGCGTTTAGAGGGAAAGAACCTATTGCTATAATTATAAAAGATTTCCGAGTCAATGTTGACGGCTTGATGGATCCACGCACGTTTGAGCCTGTACTACGAATACGTTTAAACATAGATCTTGCGTTTAGATTACGAGTTTAAAAAATGACTACTGTGATAAACCTTTATGGAGGACCTTCTAGTGGCAAGAGCACACAAGGTGCTGGCTTGTTCTACAAAATGAAGCAGTTAGGTTTAAGTGTAGAACTTGTTAATGAGTTTGCGAAGGAAGTGGTATGGGAAGGTAATGTTCCTTTGCTAAAGGATCAGCTTTATGTTCTTGCTCACCAACATCGTAAGTTAGTAAGGTTGGCAGGCAAAGTAGATTATATTATTACAGATAGCCCAGTGCTATTAAGTATTGCTTACAGGGATTTATACGATGGCCCAATGTACAGCGACTTAATAGACAAACTAGCGTTAGAGTGTTATAACATGTACGATAACTTAAACTACATGCTACTACGCCCTGAGAACTTCGAAGAAACAGGACGCGCACAAGACTTCGAACAAAGCCTCAAGATAGATAATTCCATTCACTTAATATTCAAAGAACATAATATCACTTATAGAAGTTTAGCTGTAGATGATACATGTGTTGACGAGATGTTTAAAGATATAAAATGATTGTTTGTATATGCGCTAACCAAACTGATACGCAAGTACGTGATGCGTTGAAGATTATGACATTAGATGAGTATAAAGAAAAAACAGGCGCTTGCAAAAACTGTTGTAAATGCAAGGACCTGCTAACTCTAATAGAAAAAGAAGTACGATCTACTTAAAAAACTTTCCAAACAAATGATCGGACCCCTCTTGTAAGGACTGATATATCTTTTCTATGTCTAGTGTGATTTCTACGAGCTTAACAGCCCCTTTGGCGTCGAAATGTTTTAAGAATTCGGACATTTCTTCCATTGTAAAATTCTTTTTAATTCGTTGCTTCTTAAATTCAACTACTTGACCACTCGAGAATGTAATATCTATCTTCTCTATAAACTCTTTAGGAATTTCAGTCGGATTAATATCCGCGAGCAAATCACCTTTGAATTTATTTGCTCCTTTGACCGGTCTGCCTAATAATACAATACGGGCTTCACTACGGGCCATAATTATTCCTTTTAATCGTTCTTAGGTGGTCTACCTGGGCCTCTTTTAGGTTTTAAGTCTGGTGCTAATTCGTATGCTTGCGCACGTTTGCTTTCAGCATCAGCTTTCATTTCGCTAACCGTACGTTCTATATCGCTTTCGATTAAGTCAGCTTGAGCGATTAAGTTCTTAGCGATTGCATCAGGCGGACTAGCATCTTCGGTTAGCGTAGTGGAGTCAATTGTTTCGGCTAATGTATCAATACTAGCTGGATTAACTTCAGTCTTTCCAGGTGGGTTAGTGCCATGCTGGATCTTGTAAAGCTCTGCGTTTACATCAGCTAACGGAACATCTTGGTTTGGCGCCGGCGACAGTTTAACTAACGCTACAGGTACCTTTGAGATCTTCTTACTGTAATGTAACTCGGAAAGCATGTTAGTGCCATCTGGAAACTGTCTGCGATTAAGCACTTGGCTAATCTCGTGAGCAGACTGGCCCTCTGAACTTTGAACTACGTCCATTAGCGCGTCATGTTGCTGTGGGCCTAAGCCTCCAGTTTCTATTACTAAGCAGTTTTCAGTGTCAAATTCTGTTCCTGCTTCGTTAAGTGGTACTTGTCTAAACAATACGACACAAGGTTTTTCACCTACTTTGCCTACGTGTTTTAACATTGCCATAATTTATTCCTCATCCTTTTCTGGTTGGTCTTCTTCTGGTTCTTGCGGCTTCTGTGAATTTACATAGGTAAGGAAAGCGTTTACTTTGTCGTAAGTATTACCGACTTGGCTTAATTCGCTTCCTCTGAATGCACCACGCTGAGTAGCAAGGTCTATAATCTGTAGCAGAACGTTTAGGTCAGTAAAACTAATGCTATCAGGAGCAGGTACAGCACCGTTGTCTTGTGCTTCTGCTTGGTTTGTAACTTCGTTAGTCATAAAAAAACTCCTGTTAAATGTTTATAATAGTATTTAACAGGAGTTCGTAGTTTAGCTTAAAATTTCTGGTATATAATTACCAGTCTATCTTTTTTGCGGACTCGATTATACGTTGTCGAATTACCTTTGCCTCATGTTGTTTGTATAAGTCCTTATCACAGGTGCCGTTACGAAGTTTTTGCTCCGCCCTGAGCATATCGTGCGCAGGTTTATCGGCTTCTATGAATAAGTCCATTTGGAACATTACTGCTCATCACGGGTGTAAGGAACAGTAATACCAAACGGAGCCTCAGGAACATCTCTACCACCCTGCCATCCGCCGTGTACAATAAACAGCGTGTCAGTGTAGTTCTCGTCGCCCCATTCACCGAAAGGATATCCGTCTGTAAACATAACAAACTTCTTAGGCACAAAGCCAATCTCTTTCATGTAATCCCAGTTGGGCATGAAGTCAGTACCACCAAAGCCAGCAAGTTCATAATCTAGCAAGTCTCCTACATTTTCGGCAGTAAAGTCTACAGGATTGTGTACTGCGGTATCAAAGCACCAAAGCTTCAACGTAAAGTCTGTATATTCGGACATAATACCGTGGATCTCGCTTAGGAAATCCTGTAGCATGTCTTTACTAATACTACCTGAGGTGTCAATACATACAGCAATATCAATTGTCTGTTCATTATCCATTCCAGGAAGGAAGATACCTTGATCGAGACCTTTACGGCTGAAGCGCATAAAGTTGTAATCGCTTTTAATAGTAGACTGAATCTGCATAGCAAGCAAGTCTCTCCAATCCAACTGAGGATTAAGCAATTTATCAATCATACGCTTAACACCGCCAGGCAAGCTACTAGCACCGTTACCAGCCTTAGCCGCTTGCACTACTGCGTTTTCGAATTCTTGCTGAGAGTTCTGCTTTTCTTCGGCAGTCATTGGCACTGGGCCTTCGCCATCACCTTCGTCGTCACCGTTACCGGAACCTTCGTCGTCGCCTTCGCCACGCTCCATGTGCATGTCAAAACTAACATGTTTAATCTGACCGTTCTTGTCCATTTCGTCGTACAGTAACTGGTACACTTCTTCAGAGGTCATGTCTGCATATTTAGAATCAAAGCAAACCTCAATAATTTCTTTTCGTATTCTACGACCGAGACGTGCTTCTTCCAACTCCCAGTTAATAAGGAAATCGTTAGCTACGTTCCAAAGTTGGTGAATGCGGTTGCCCTTACGACCTGGGTCCATGTGATCATAAACACAGTGCATAATTTCGTGTCCCATAAGCCAAATTACTTCGTCTTCGTTTAATGCGTCAACAAAGTCTCGGTTATAGTAAAAGTATTTTCCGTCAGTAGCGGCAGTGGGACACCATTTAGTCGCATCGCGTAACTGTAAACGAGTAGCAAGGGTACCAAAGAAAGGTGCTTTCATAAGCATCTCAATTCTGGCCTTAATAAGGATATCTTCTATTTGTGCATCTGATTTTGTGGACACTGGAAGATTGAGCCCTTTGGCTATGTCTTTATTTACAGTGTCTTTTTGTGCGAATGCTACTGACATTTGTTGCTCCTACACGAATTGATTAATTAATTTGTTAACAATATTATAGCACTTTATACGGTTCTGTCAATGTATAAACACTACGAAAAATTCTAATAAAAACACTAACTTACGCTCCCAGAGATAAAAAAAAGCCCCGTTTCCGGGGCTTTCAAAACCTTATGCTTAGGTAGGGAGTAACATAGGTAGGCGCACAAGGTTTTAAACGTGTTACCTATTACACGATGTACTTTAAGTATCTGTCGCTAAAGGTCTGCAACAGGTCCTTGTCGAGTACAGTACGGAAGTTAATCAGGATCTTGTAATCCTTCATAATAGTTTTGAACAAGAACACTACCATTTCAGGTTCGAAGTTCTTGAAAGCAAACCGTACTACGTTATTAATCATAACGCCGAACGCCTTATCCATACCGCTTTCTTTGTAAGTATCATTCAGCTCGTAAGCAATACTTACCACTAAGCTATACTTAGCTGACATTTCCTTAGCGACTTTGTCGTTAAGTTTGTCGATTTTACCGGAAATAACATCTCCAGGAGTTGGCAGGAAGTTAGCAACCTTGCGGTGTTCAGCAAATTTAATTGCCATGCCCTGGCCAATAGCACCAGCCAGTTCAGCCATCTGCTCTCGAGGACTTGCATCATCAAAGTCATCAACGTTCAAGATTTCGCTAATGTAGTTCCAAGAGCGAGGAGTAGCAAACGCCTGGGAAGAAGTTTTAGGATCAAACTGGAACAGGTCGGACTTGGAGTAAGCCAAGTAACCAATAACGTCTGGATGGACGTCGTGTGTCATAGCCCACTGTTGCCAATCTTCGTAGTTCACTTCCATGTTAATGTGGCGGAACCTGTTAGCAAGCGGGGCTGGCATACGGTAAGTAACACCTCGGTCAGTCTCGCGGTTACCTGCGGCAACAATTACTACGTTGTCGGGCATAATGTACTGACCAATTTTCTTGTTCAATACTAACTGATAGGCCGCAGCCTGTACGGAAGGTGGAGCAGAGTTGAGTTCGTCCATAAACAATACGATTGTATCGTATTCATCAGCCATTTCCTTAGTAGGAAGATCTGCTGGGGGAGCCCATTCCATTGTGTTGGAATCGGGATTGCGGAACGGATAACCACGCAGGTCAGTTGGTTCCATAAGTGCCAAACGCATGTCGATCATAGCCGCTTTACCTAGCGCACCACTAGCAACAATGCCTTCAATTAATTCGGATTTGCCAATACCGGGAGGACCCCAGATAAATATTGGGCGATTTGCTTTCATCGCACGAAGTACAATAGGGCGTACCTCTGTTGGTCGGACGTTAAGTGATTCCATAAGTGTTACTCCTGAAAGTTAAAATTTAGCCTACCTAAATGGTGTAGCGTTTAGTTTTGCCTGGTATATGTAACTAAGCAATGTATATATAATAGCACCATATGCGAAATTGTCAACAATAAAAAACCTAACAAAAACAATAACTTACGTGTTAGGGGTCTAAATTACTAGATTCTGCGAAATATTCCAGGTTATTGCCGCCCAGTTTAAACCAAGCCGCATCGTCTGGATGGTAAAACACTATAGTAGCCTTGCCGATGTAGTAAGGCCAAGTCATTGCGCGGTCTAGGTTAACCCGTGTCTTGCCAACGGGAACAATATCTATTTCGTATTTGTAGGTTTCGAAGTATCTCTGTAGGAGGGTGTGACCAAAAGTGGTAAGATTTAAGCCTGTGGGCTTATTGTCTTTTAGCCGAAAGTTTTTAAAAATCTTACGACACTGTTGGTCAATTGGTAGATTGGAAAAGTTGTTCAAAGGCTTCCGCAAATTTTTATCAATATAATTTACAATGAAATATTGTAGATTACTCTTTGAAATTTGCGATGTCATCCTCTGTTACCTTTGTGCCTTTAGTAAGCCGCACCACAGAAAAGTCTTCGGTGCTGAATACTTTATTAAGTCGTTCTGCTAAGTTAAACGCATGACCGGGGTTACTAAAAGAAACCTTTTTGTACTTAGGCCCTGGGTAACTAACTAAGGTATTTAAGATACGCAAGTTAATTGGACTGTTTTGATAAAACACACTATATATAGCATCAGCATTTAATACCTGCTCTGCTTTGTATGTATGCTTGTTTAATGCTTCTAACAACACTTGTGGCTTGGGTCGTGACATATATGTATCTCCTTATACATATATTTATCAAAAATTCCCAATTAACACACCAGTTAATATTAACATCTATTATGCCGAAGAATTAGTAGTCTTTAACTGAAATACTGCGATAAACAGTGGAACTAATGCTAGTACACAAGAGATTGCGTATTGTACACATAGAACTAGACCTAACGGAGAACTAAACGCATATTCTACTTCCTCCCCTGGGCCTAAAATACTCATTTGAACACTAACTGAAGTATAGACCAATGAAGCCAAACCACCCACTGCCCACTTTTCTATTGTAGGTTGAGCCATAAAATTATCGTAGTAATTATCATCAACTTCAATGCCAGCTAATTTACACTGTGCTCTTTCGATGTTAGGTATATATAATCGTTTCATGCTATGCCTCTTTGTTTTCCTTAATGAATGTGTCAAATTCTTTAAAGCCACCTACCGTTTTACCATCTACAACTACAATAGGGAAGGATTTAGCATCAGGGAACTGAGCAAGTAATTCATCCCTAGTAAAGTCTTCGTTTAGTTTTTTTACTGTAGTGTCGTACTGTTCGCGTTCTGCTAGTTTGATAGCCATGCTACACCAGCCGCAATTGTCTTTACTATAAATTTCTACTTTCATCAACTTTCTCCTGTTTCTCCGTAGTACGTGTCAATAGCCAAACGTAAGTCGTCGATTGTGTATTCAGTCATTAACTGTTCGTAGGAACCATCATCTAGTTCTAGAACTACAGTATTTCTGTCATCGTCGTGCTCTTCGATTTTAATAACTTTAACGTCCATTCTTAACCTCCTTTAGTGATTTTAATGTTAGTCTGTATATAGAAAGACCGCAATCAGTGCCGAACTCTTGTTCGCAGTATTCAGAAAAGCCTTCTGTTTCGGCAAGTATTCTTAAATTTTGTTCGCATTGCTTTAATCTTTCAACTAATGCTTTACTATCTGTAAAACAACAAGTATCGGCGCCACATGGTTTATAACGGTTCATTTGTACTGCGCCTTTGTTTCTTCTAAATGTTTTAGGTATTCTTCTTCGAATGTGGTTAACGCGGCTTCGCTCGGTGTTGGGTCATCGTCGTCTACCAAGTTTGCATCTAACAAATAATCCTTACCGAACCAGTTTGCTAGCAAGATTGGTGTTCCGTTGCTGTCTATTTCTGTACGTCTTTTGCCGAACTTTAACACAAACACTAATGTTAACTCTCCGGCTTGTATTGTGTTCATTGCCGCTTTTAATTCTTTAGTCATTTTGTTCTCTTATTAATTTTTAAGGCTGAATATATGTCTCTTTTCATGGCTATTGCAGTCTCTTTTAATATCTTAGCATATACAAAGAAACTAAACGATTTGCCTTCATTTGCAACGAGTCGTTTACTAACTAAGAATGCTCGTATCCAATTAACACCAAATACCAATACTAAAACTATTACGCCAGGCTGGAAATTTATTACAGCCGTCATAAACCAAAACGGCTCGCCTAGCAGTCCGGTAAAGCTACCGTACATTCTTTTTTCTGCTTCGCTACTTGACATCAAGTATACAGAAAATATTCCAGCCAGCACAATAACACATTGCGCAAATATATCTAAATAATTCATTCCCCTGAAAATCCTCCACCGTCCGCGTCTATTTTAGTCTCAACACGAGGTTTAGGCGCAGATCCTGGCTCGCTTAGTTCGTTTAAAATTTTGTCTAAATAATCTACGTTTATTGTAGTCTCTTTAGCACCCTTAGCTTTTAGGTTCTTTATGTAAGATTTTAGTTTATCAAGTTCAGTCATAATTTAATCTTCTTGTAACTACGTTGTAAGGCAGATGATAGTTAATAGTTAGAAACGTTATATCGTTTTTGTATATTTCATTGCATCCGTGTTCTTTGTAAACATCTACTAAAAAGTATTCTAGCGGTTCGATTGTATGCTCCTCTAATGTTCCTTTATTACTATGTACAATTGTAACGGGATCATTGTTTATATTAATTAATAAGTTTGAAATCCTAGGCTTATAGTCAATATGTGTCCCCAACCGATGCCCGGCTTGTATTGCCTCAAGCCCTAGATAACATCTCGGGAGTAAGCAAAACTTCTCCTTAAACGTTGTTGGAATATCATTATATATATTAGATATTTCATAAATTTTCTGGTTAAAACCTTCGTCGTTTCGAAAAACAATTTTTGCTTTAGGTAAAAGTTCAATTACTGAGTTATACATACTATGGGTGTAAATTAAAGTTGCCTAAAATTGATTTTAATATCGGGTCGTCTTTATCTCCAAAAACATACGCGCAAGTATCTATTGGCAGGAAGTGGCACACTTCACCATCTCTAATTGGATAGGTAGGATCGTGTATTACTTCAGCAGGGTATTCTAACTGCTGAGCAACTTCTACAGCAATACGCATCTGCTTTTCGTTAACACCTAGTACAAGTACAGTACCAAAACCTTGCTTAGTAGATGTCATCCACTTTACACCGAGGTCATCAACGTCGCTATCGTGGTCTCTTTCATCCCACGCATGTACGAAGGCGTTAGACGCATGGCTCGCTTGTGCGGCCATTTTCCCGGGATTTAACGATTCTAAATCAGTACGCATTAAAATGTATAATACTGGAAAAACTTTATTTGTTGCCATTCCTCTTTTCCTTGTTTAATGCTTTTAGTCGTTGCTTACATTCTAGTCGTGTCTTAAACGGTCCTTCGTACCCATATTGTAACAGTGTATTCAGTTTAGGCCCGTGTCCATGTTTCCAACCCTTGCCGAAGTGTATACAATACCAGCCAGCGGCATAGTAAACATCACTGCCTTCTGTTTTAGTATACAACGGAATATCTTCCCTGTATTCAGGGTCAGTAATGTCAACAGGAATCGGATTAGGATAGTCGACTAAATGACCTTTTATATAGAACCCGTCTTGTTTACTTGTAGGCTGTTCGATTTTTTCTTCGAACAAATTAATGTTGCCAAAGTGCTGTATTACTTCGTCGTCGTTATTAAAGATTTCCATAGTTTGGCCACTAATAAACGTGTAGTGATCTTGTACATCTTTATTTAGAATGCCAATACGTTCTGTCCCTCGATGTACTAGCCAAGCGACATCACTTATCTGTTGTAATTTTGTTTTTATATTAACCATCTTTAAATACCTCGTCAAAATATTGTGCGTCTAGTGTTTCTATGTCGTCTACTACGTTACCACCTGCGCGATATAATTGCTTAAAAACGTGAGGCCGCGGAAGCCGTTCGATGTCCGCCGACGATCGAAACAATCGACGATATACTGTCTTCCCTGAATCCGGACTCTCAAAAATCCACTTTGGGGCCTTAATCCATTTGCCTGCTAAAATCTTTTCAGCTTTTGTTACAGGGTGCATTTAAAAACTCCGCATAGTCGTTTGGTGTTTCACTCATGCGCATTAAATTCCACTTAGCGCAAAATTTCATAAAGTAAGTACCAACCTGCGAGACCTTTGGCTTGTTAACTGCTTCATGTACAATATGCTTACTTTCAGCTTTTATTTCTTCCGGCTGTTGTGTTAAGTCAATAAGTGTACGGTTGCGCTCGTAATCGTCTTTTACTCTGCGCTCGTTACCTTCGTGATCTACCCAACGCTGTAACATAAAATTGTTATAGTTAAAGCCGCCAGTCTTGCGATCAGCAAATGCCTCTAGCATACCCGTCTTATTCTTTGTACCTTTCTTACGTGCCCCTGGGTATGCGCTAAAAACGTTGTCAGCAGTATCACCCCTTACACACTTTTCGAACAGTAACCATTCTGGATCCGGAACCTCAAGCGGCTCATCTGTTTTCTTGTTTAAAAGACGCTCGCCTGTTTTACCGTTAAAGATACCCTCGGTACTAATAATCTTGTCATCTACACCGTTATACTGTCTAACGTTTTCAGCTAGTAATTGATAGAAGTCGCTGTCGGAACTGACAATAGTATGATTGTCATTTGGGTGTTCTTGTATCCAAGTGGCGATAAGGTCATCTGCTTCTGCGTTACTCTGTTGAATAACGGAGCAGTTAGTCTTTTCGTTTAAATAATCGACTAGGCTGTTGTACCCTTCGAAGTAGAGTTCGTCGTCTTCTACTTCTTTGGGAGTACGCTGGTCTCGAGAAACCTGACGGTTAGCTTTATAGGGAGTGTAAAAATCCTTACGCCACGACCTACCTTCTAAGCAGAACACAACATGATCCCCGTTAAAGTCCCGATATGCTTTTTTAACTGAGTTGAACATGATATGCATAGCCATGCCAATTTTCATATCCATATCTGAGCCGCGAGCCACGTGACGGGCCCTAAAAAACAAATTCATAGTATCTACGAGTATAAAATTACGTGCCATATGTGATGTGTCCAATTAGTTGTTATATAGTGTATATTATAACACAACTCAATCTGTTGTCAAATGATAAATAATAGTGTAGTTCGCGGACGGGCATCCCAACTACTCTAATACTGAAAAGGAGTATCAGCATGTATATTTATACAGTTTATAAGACCACAAACCTGTTAAATGACAGGTATTATATAGGTAAGCACAAAACAACCAATCCTAACGATAATTATCTAGGTTCTGGCACCATTATAAAGAACGCTATAGCTCAATACGGCAAAGAAAACTTCAAAAAAGAGATATTGGCTACGTTTGATAACGAAGATGATGCTTTTGCTAAAGAACAAGAACTGGTAAACGAATCCCTAGTAAACGATCCTAACTCATATAACCTTCTCACAGGAGGATTAGGTGGTAGAACACACCATGAGGAATCAAAACAAAAAATGTCTAAAAGTAAGAAGGGCAAAACACCGTGGAACAAAGGGATTGAGATGTGGAGCGAAGAAGACCGCAAACGCATAGGCGAACAAAACAAAGCAAGAGGTCCACAATCCGAAGAGACTATAGCCAAACGTATAGCTAAGACTACAGGCAAAAAGAGAACGCCTGAACAAATAGCAACCATGACAGCCGCTATGAGGAAGAAAGTAATAGACCACCCATTCACAGAGGAAACAAAGAAGAAGATGTCAGAGGCTAAGAAAGGACGTAGTTGGGAAGAAGTGTATGGAGTAGAAGGTGCGCGTAAACGCAGAGAAGCTCATATTCTGCGTTTACGCAACCGTTCTGCTTAAAGCATGTCTAGGTAAGAAGTGCGGACATCAATAACTCTTGATAGCACTACTTCTAGACTATTTTCTTCGTCAGCGAACGTGTATTTGCCAGCCGCAGAATCCATGCCTTTGATATTTGTATGATTAGCTCTGAATGTCGTTACCGGTGTTGGAGCCACACAGTCATCAATGTCATCGTAATCAAAATCCTCAGCTAAATCGGCAACTTCTTCGGGATCATCGTTATATTCAATCCGAGATCTTAGGCCCTGGAGCATATCAGGGTTTGAAGATACCGCAACACTAAAGCCGTCAGGGTCAAGCGGATTACCTTCCCAAACATTGGGCGCAAATAACTTAGGATCGAGTGCTTTACCATTTTGAGTGATTTTAACGGAGTACTTATAAAAGCCATCGGTAACTTCGATGTTTAGCATTCTTAGCGATTCTTTCGCAGATTCGTTATAGCGATTCATTTCCTCTACCAAAGACTTAAGCATGTCGAAGTTAAACTTCTTCGCAAGTCCTGCAATCTGACAAACAGAATCAACCTTGCTCTGATCGTTTAATGTGTCCTGGCAGAATTCTCTAATAAAGTCCAGGGACAAGCCATCAAAGTCTAAGGAGTAGAAAATACGCCCTGGACGATTACGCATATAAGTATTAATGCCCCAGCGGTCATTACAAGTAAACACAAACATCTTCCGTGTATTAAATACACCGTCTAACAATGTTAAGATTTTATCCTGCCTATCTCTGTCGTATACTTTTTCGAACTCGTCGAACAAAACAAGCATAGGTTGATGAATACTTTGTAGCAAGTTGTTAAAGCCTTCGCCGCACCATGGCTGATTGATTACCAACGTCGGAACATTAATTTCAGCAAGCTTCGTAGACAATGTCTTTGCTAGCAGTGTTTTGCCTGAGCCTTTTTCACCGGTAAGCAAAACACCTGTACTTTGCGCACGTTTGCTGAATGTTTCAACAATACGGTCTGCGTTTTGGGTACAGTTGCCGTATAGCTTTTCTGGAAGGGTAAAATCGTCAATTTGGTTAAACCAAAAATTACCGTAGTCGTCTTGAGACAAGGAATAATTGGCTACTGGCAAATTATCCAAAACTATTGCTTGGGATGCATCGCCTACTTTGTAGCTCTTGCCATTTGGAAGAAAAACTGCGTTACTCATAATGTCACTCTTTTGTTAGTTAATGTAAGTTACTATTATACTGCCTATCCCGGATCTGTCAAGAACAAAAAAGGGCGTCCCTGCCCTTTTTTTATTACCTTACACCTCGAAAGGTTTGTTAGCTCTTGCTCGGATTTCGTCGAAATTGGTTTCATTTAGTACCTTACCATTTTCGAACACTGTTACCAGTGCTTCGCTCCAAGACCAATTACCTTGGCTATCGATGTATCCTTCTTGTTCGCTTAAGAACTCGCCTTTTGCGTTGGTGTACAATGTAACCTGTCCTTTTTTGGATACTTTACCTTTGTCAGTAATAGGATCCTTGAACACGTCTCTCCATTCACCATTAACGCGGATTGCGGAGCACTTCATAGCAAACTTCAAAGTGTCTCGATTGATCTGCTGGAGCAAAGCACCACCTTGACCAAACGCTACATTGTCTAAGCTGAAGCCAGCCATCTGTACATTGTACAAGATGCTACGGATTGACACGTGATCGATACCGTCACCTTGGATAACTCGTACATTGTTCAGTACACGATATCCTTTTTCGTTCCTAACGCTACCGAACTCCTTCTCAAGCAGTCTTAAGCATTTAACCACTACAGTTGCAGGGTCACCGCTGTCTGGACGAACTACTACAATTGCTCCAGAATCTAAAACTTCCTGTTTTAGTTCTTTGCCCCAAATGTTAGAGCAAGCATTAAAGATATCGTAGCTGTCAGACACGAACGCAATTGGCGCGCCAGGCTTTCCGTTCAACTTAAGCATGTTGCGATATGCGTCTGCTTCGTTTTCACGACCCCAAGAAGTAACCGTGCTGTGTTCCATAGCAGGGATTGAAAATCCAATTGGGCCTGTAGCATTGTAGTACTTCATTGCTCCAACAAGTGCTTCCACTGTATCAGTGCCCATGAAGTTTACTAAGTGAGCCATGCCACCTAGCATAGCGGACTCGCCACTGCTTACACCTCGTGCACCGAAGTCGTGTAGCTTAAAGTTGATGTCCTCAGGAGTGCCTGTTTCTTGCAAAGCCTCAAGGATCATCTTTTTGCTTTCGAAGCTGTTAGTGGCTACAGTAGTACCGTACCATACTGCACGAAGCAACGGAGTTTCAAAGAAGCTAGTAACAAATCCGCATTTTGGATCTGTGTTTTCAACTACAGCCAGCACATTCAAGTAAGGAAGAACTGTACCTTCTGGGACTGCCTTAATTCTAAGTGGAATGTAGCCGTCTAGTTCGTTAAGAACATATTCCCAACCTTCTCGGTTGAAGGGTTCACCGTGAGCAAGAATAAGTGTTTCAGCTTCGTCAATCATTTCTTGTGTGATTGGTTTGCTAAGATATTCTTTGATAAAGGATTGTAAACCGAACATAACGGTTAAATCCCATTCGCCGCCTCTGCTCTCAATATAAGAGCGGACGATTTCAGTACCTTGTGGATACTGATTGAACTGGCTATATTTATAGCTGTCTGACATTAATAATAGATTTTGTGTTAACATTGTAAATCTCCTTTACAGTTTAAGTTAAGCTTCGGGTCTATCCCTTAGCATTATTGTCCCATCCTGTCTGGATGTTTGATCCAGTTAGCATCGGTTTCAATTCGTTCTAGACGCATCAATTCTTTCTTAGTTTCTCGAAGAAGGTTTACGTCCTTAATTTCCTGTTCGGTGTTTGCACCGTATACTTCGTACCTACGGATCCTGTCTTCTAATTTGTTTACTAGTCTGCTAGCCATCTTATTTGCCTCCTGTTAGGCACTGTAAAATTTCGTAATGATCCTCAAAGCAATCCTCAGATTTAACGTCTGCAATTGGAACCCATTGTGCTTTTACTGCATCGTCGCTTCCTTTTACTTTAGGCAGTTTATTGCCATCCGGAAGTGTTACGTAAAAAGCATGAGTAATTGTGCGTCCTCTGCTAGATCTACCAGGTGCGTCAAATACCCTAGTCTTTTCAATATTGCCTACAATTACTTTTTCAGGCAAATCGATTTTTGTTTCTTCGCGCAACTCTCGTACCATTGCGTCCTGTACAGACTTGTCGCCTTCTGCGTCAACAAACCCGCCGGGAAAAGCCCAAAGGCCCTTGCCTGGATATGCTCCGCGCTTTACTAGAAGTACGTGTGCATTCTGGACAACTACTGCGTCAGTGGTAACAAAAATTGGTGCGTACCTTAAGTGGGAGAACTGCTCCTTGTACATTTCAGCAAACTTGCGTTCTTGTACTACATCTTTAAAGTACTGGGTCTGTCTCCACTCGTCTAAATATTCACGAACGCTAAGAGGAACAACTCCATTCAAGTAATTAAGATTTGGGATATCTTTAAAGTAAAAATCCCGGATGTGTGTAGCATCCAACGGCTCAATTAACTGATGGTCTACTCTGCCCCACTGTGGGAACATGTCTAAGTAATAAGTGGAAGGGTCGTCTTCTTTCTTGTGCCCAACTACAACAACCTTAGGGTCGTCATAAATTTTAGCATAAGTATTGACAATTTTCTGTGTTCTTACTAACCACGCACCATCGTCGTACCGTGTATCCGTGTTATAGTCAAAAAAGACTCTAGCAAGGTCTACGCCGGCTTCAGCACAACCGCGCTGTAACATAGTGGTACGTTCATATTGAGTGAACGGGTTTTTGTAAGTTCTTGGTTGAAAAGAAGAGCCAATAATAACAAGTACATTGTCAGCAAGCTCTAAAGATTGTTTAATAATTTCAACGTGCGCATTATGTGCGGGTTGGAATCTGCCGATAAACACGGCTAGGTTATATTCTCTGGACATTTCATAACTCCTATGAAAAATGTATTTGGTAAAGGTCTATCCCTTACAATTTTATTTATCTAATTACCTTCTAACTAGACAACTTCATGAACGCAATTGAGATTCTTTGGTCTTCGCTCATTACAACTACGTTATCTGGGGTTCTTTCGGAAGTTTCGTTCCACGCCATCCCCTTGCGCTCGTGTTCAATTGTAACTTTCTTTTTAGTTAATTTAATTACTCGTCCGTAATTAATACGGTTATCGTCGTAACTCATAATAACACGGTCATCGAGGTTAATTTCTTGGTCAAATAAATCTTTAACTACTGCTTTCTTTGCCATTATCCTAAACCTGCCAATTTCTGTTGTGCCACACCTAAAAGTTGTTCTTCGTTCAATTTTACTGTTTCAGCTGACCTGCGGTTACATTCAGTTACGTAAGGCACACCTTGCCAATTTCCCCGTGTAAATTCAATTTTAAGAGTTTTTGGCATTACCCGCTTAACTTTGCCCCATTTTATTCCTTGAGAATTGGGAGGGTTAAAAAGTACAGTATCTCCTACTGCTAACTCTTGGCCTACCATATCTGGGCTGGGCGGTGCTTTGGGCATTGTTTAATTCCTATAAATTCTTTATAGTGTTATAATAACACGGTTGCTATATATGTCAAGATACAATTGTTATGTAAATTCAATGACTTACAATTCATCGTCCAAGATACTATCAAACGGGCTTTCTTTTAAGTGCCTTCCACGTGCTTTTTCGAAGTCCCTAGCTAAGTCGAGCATTAGGTATTTTCGGTAGTTGGTAAGGATATAATTTACTTCAGCGGAATCAAATGTCTCCAATTCCGCGTCAACTATAGGCTGTACAGCGTTAACTAGTTTCGCCAGTTTCGCCTTCGCCCTCATCTCCACTGACTGGTTTTCTTGGGGTACTTGTTTTGATGACATCCGGTCTCTCCTGTGTATAATCGTTTCTTTCTTCCATGCCAAAATCTTTATCAGCTAAATTCTGTGCGTGTACTAAGGCGCATACACGATTGAACCAATTATTTACCATTGCTTCGTCGCTTGCTCCTGTGTAGCCTTTCTTGTGTAGAACTTTAATAAACTTTTCGTTCCAGTCAAAATCGAAATAACCGATTACAGATTCTTCTGGGTCTGCAAAGCCAACTTTAATATCAACCCACGGTTCATCTTTAATCTCACGTACCTTAGTGTCTAACTCTTGCTGGGACATCTCCCCTAGGGAAAACGATAGTTCCGATTCGTAAATCTTTCTCTCAACATCGTTCTCGGCATTAATTATCTTAATACGCCAATCTAGTTCTTTGCCTTCGTAGTAATATTCAGCCTCGGCTACAGCTTTTGTAGTTCCTGTTAGTCCCCAGCTTCCTGGCATCATCCAAAATGGTAATAGTCTTTTCTTTTTCATAATATCTCCTCAGAGGTTAGTATTCCTTGTTCTCTTTTCCAATCCCATGATCTTTTACAAACAGAACAACCGGCTTTACCGTAGGATGTGTTCATGTCTGGATTGATGTTATTACCGGTTTTATCGTATACTGGCGGATAATACGCAAGTGTGCTCATGCCTTCGCTCACGTGTATTCGGCAATCATCGCTATCGCATTCTACTTTAATCATTATGTGCCCCACTGGTTGTCGAACAAGGCGAGGTGAAGTCTAGGGCTAAATCTAATACCCCTATTCATACACTCCTCGGCTACTTGTTTTTCTGTTAAGTCTAATTGACTTGTTGTTGCGCCCTCGGGCATTGCGTATATTGCATCAAGCCAAATATCTGCATCATAATATGCTTGCACGAATTCTTCTATCTCTGCGAAGTCACTGGCATCTCTTACTACAAATTTTGTATAAAGATAAGAATTAGCTACGCCCTTCATACTTTGTAATGATTCGGGAATACACGCATCTTCTTTCTTCTCGCCACTAATAGATAGCTTAGGAGAAGTACTCCAGGTTACGTGAACACCGTTGCCTGCTGTGTTGAAATATTCTCTAAGTTCTTCGCTTACTATTTGTGTTCCGTTTGTTTCGAATGTAATGTTACACAGTCCAATCTTTTTACATTTCTCAATTAGCTCAGGCCAAATACGTTGCCACCCTAGTAGAGGTTCGCCACCTGTAATAACCAAGTGTATATCCTCGTCGAACATACCATAAAAATCACCACCCGGCAAACACTTAACAATCTCTTCAAACACTTCATCTACTGTCTGTGTCTTCTGTAAGTGCTTGTACTTCATTGCCCAACTTGCGCTACTGTCGCAACCAATTGGAGTAACAGGAAGTTCCTCTATGCTTGTGTATGCTTCCGGATGATTAGGATCTGCTTTAGGATCATTCATGTAAGGCATTTCTGTTACAGGTATTAAGTTACCTCTTTCTTGGCCAAATCCTGCGCAACTCAGATTACAACCATAAGTTCTTAAAAATATAGAGGGAACACCGACAAATCTCCCCTCTCCTTGCACTGAATAAAATACTTCACTGTATCGTAGCTTGCTCATAACCGAATCCTATTTCTTTTGGCGTTTTGCCGCGCCATTCTTTGTGTGTTCTACGCCCTTCTTTGTTTAGTAGAATTTTATTTTCTAGTAGACAATATTTCCTAATAGTTTGCCTATCACTTATAACTGCCTTCGCCTTCTACGGTAACAGTTACTTCCATTCCGTTGGATAAAGTAATAGTGCCCTTGTCTTCGCCACTGGCAATAAACTTCTGCAATTGTTTACTGCCTTCTTTGTCTTTCTGTATTAAAGCCATCATAGGGCTTTTAACTGCTTTCATTAGTAAAAATCAACCTCACTATATCTCAGTTTCATTATATTTTCTCTAATTCCTTAAGTTGGATATGATGCTCTAAATTTGCTTTAGTTTTCTTCATCTTCTGCCATGCCGAACAATCTTTTTCTTTCCGGTATCTGTTTAATAACACTCTTGATATTTTCCATATAAGCATCTAATTCTTTTAGAGAAGCACTATCATTAGGAAATGGGATGTTGTCAACATACGGATACCTTTCATACGCACCGGAAGCATGTAAGTCCAAATTGTGTATCACAGTTGATATTGCTTCTAAAAGATACTTAGATTCTATCTGGTCTTCGCTTATTTCAAAATTATCGATTTTACCATCGAACTCTACTGTAAATTTATATGTCTTCATCTTTTGTTATCTCTTCTATTTTTGTTACTGCGTCTTTAATGTCTTGTATAAACCTTTTGTACTGAGGCGACAAATTACTTTTATTACTTAGCAAACAGTCTAGCTTGCGTGATGCTTTTCCCGCTTGTAATTTTATTTGTTTGCTTTCTTCTTCTGTCATTTCGCGTCGTCGACCAATGCGTCAATATTAATTCCGACCTGTTTAAACGATTCGAGCATCATTTGCGCCTCTTCTACACTAATCGTCATACTTGCACAAGGATTAGGAGAGTTAGCTATAGCGTGTAACAACCAAAGTTTACGCTTTGCTTTTTTCTCCGGTATATTTGTGAATAAATCTAATTGTGTTTCCACGCTAGTTCTCTAGTTCGGCCGCAGTTTTATGAACACCGTGTATAACAATGCCTAAACATATTATAACAGTTAATAGGATAATGTCAATAGATAAACTCAATACTTCCATCATCCGGTTTGTTCCGATGCATTTTTAAATTCTAAATTCTTGGCGCTATAGATATGCAAACAACCACGATCGTCTTCTACAACGTACCGCACCTGTCCACTTAGCTTTTCGAACACTGCAACTACTACGCCTTCGAATGTGTAGTCACCGCCAACCTTTTGTACCTCATCACTTACGTCAAAATTACTCATAGGTCTCCTTCTTTAACAAACACACCATCGACCATTCTACCTTTACGGTCTTTAATGTCGTTGTATGCTTGCTCTAAGCAGTCGCCGATAGATAAGTCGTGTCGTACAGCAATGTTAATAAGCACAACTATCATATCGCCTATATCATCTGCTACGTCTTTCCCTTTGCAGATGTTGTCGCTAAGTTCGCCCATTTCTTGTATTAGTTTAGCTAACTGGTCTTTGTCAGTTGCTCCGTCGATTAAGTTACGGTCGACATGCCATTGCTTAATCTGGTCAATTAGTCGGAGTGTATTCGGTAGTTCAGTCTTCATTAGTGGGCGTTCCTTTGTTGTTAGCTTCTATTATTATTTCTTTTATGTTATCCCCGATGGTTACAACCAGTGCGTTATATATAGCGCGATGCATAGGACTATCGGTTACGTCGAAATCCTCGTGTACCATGCCGGAAAATATTTCACCTACAATCTTACCTAATCCGGTTCTGTACAATTCATCGAAATCATCACTCTCGGTATTTTCAGTTCTTCCGTAGCTAAGTAAGTGAAAAAATAATGTATCGCTAACAATTTCGGTCTGTAAATTTATGTTTGTAACATCGCCGTTGTTAGTTAATTTGATATCACCGTCCTCCCACCCATCTAAAATGCCAGTCATAGCATCAACAACTTCGAACACCTCTTCTTTCGAAATCGGAAACTTCTCGCAAACTGACTCTATATTATAGTATTCTATAATAGCATCGGCTACATCGTAAATAGGAACACCAGACTTTTCTAATACAAGAGTGCCTGTACCTTCTCTACGTTCGATCATTAGCTATGTCCTTTCATGCTTAAGCAAATATCATAAAACTCTTTCTTTAATGCCGGTGTTGTGTCGAACGCACCTAACATTATAGCAGTAGTCATATCACTTTCGTGTTCCCTGACACCTCTGTGTGTCATACAGTGATGCTCTGCTTTTAGTAGAACTGCTACGTTTTCAGTTTTAGCATATTCTTGTAGCGCCGTTGCAATCTGTGTAGTCATTTCTTCTTGAATTTGTGGACGTTCTGCAATGTGATGTACAAGCCTATTAAACTTGCTCAATCCGATAACTTCTTCCTCGGGCAGAATTCCAATCCAACACTTACCTACAATGTTTTGAAAGTGATGAGCACAAGTGCTACGTATTGTAATTGGCCCAGTTGTGTATAAACTCTTATAGCCCATGTTAGGGAAGCTAGTAATTTTTGGTACTGGAGTGTACCTACCACCGAATGTTTCTCGAACAAACATTTTAGCTACACGTTTGGCAGTTTCGTTTGTATTGTGGTCGTTCTCTGTATCGATAACTAATGCATTTAACACATCTTGCATAGCATCAGCTACTTCGGATTGAATCTTCTCTAGTTCACCTGCTGTAAGGTAGTCGCTAATATTATCATTACTATGAAACTTAACGCCCTCGGCTTTGAGACGCTCTCTAACTATCTCTGATGTTTTTTGTAATCTATTTTTATTTGGATTGCTCATTTGTTGCCTCTTTTATAATTCCGTTGTCCCAGTTCTCAGAAACATCCATAGCATAATGTATGCCTTTGCCTGGAAGTTTCCTCGTTTCTACTAATTTGTCATTGTCGAGTAAGTCTACTACGAACATTGTATCTGGGCCACGAGCGCCACTGTTGTTAATTGGTACCACTCTAATATTACTTGTTCTTGACATTATAACATCACCTTTTGTTTTTGTCTATCATTATTTCCACCATTCTTCATGGGGAAAGACTATCCATGGGTCGTTATACAAAGTTAACGACTGTGCGAAATAGTTTACATCTTTAAATTGACTTGCTTCTTTATTAAACAATGTTGCTACCTTAATATTTCTATCTTTTCTAACTGAGCTTAATGATAACGCCATCTCAGCTTGTAACTTAATTTCCGATAATGTCTTCCCTGTGTCGTTAATATCGTCAACAAGAAGTACATCCTTACAATCTATGTCTAACATAACATATTTAGACAAAAGACGTGCTAAGCCTTCGATATCCTGGTCATCACTATCTCTGGTTTGCCAATTGAATCCATAAAACGGCACATCGAAATAATGGCTTAACATTACACCCATTGTATAGCCTCCGCGCCCTGGACCGATAATAGCATCCGGCTTATAACCATCTACTACCATCTGTTGAATTATATTATGTAAATCGTTTTGCAGGTTTTCGAACGTGTAGTGTAGTTTGTTCATTTGTGTTTCTTTTCCCATTCGAGAGCGTCGGTTACTATGTCAGTTAATGTACGAGTAGGATGCCATCCTAATGTATTCTTAGATTTTGAATTATCAGCAAGTGTATAATTAACATCGCCTGCTCTCTTTGATTTAAATACAGGCTTAGCCATAATACCGGAGACATTCTCGAACTCTTTAATTACTTCCATTACTGAATAACCTTGCCCTGCGCCAATGTTAAATATGTTACTGTCTTTGTTTATATTTAAAAAGTCCATGGCACAAAGGTGTGCTTCAGCAATATCAGTTACATGCGTATAATCACGTACTGCTGTTCCACTTGGATGATTCGTATAATCCTTACCGTAAATTTCTAACTCGGTGCCCTTAACAATATGCTTGGCTATGTTAGGTATTAGGTGTGTTGGTGGTACTTGCGTGTAACCAGCACCAGCCGCGTTAAAGTATCTAAGCGATGCGTAGTTAAGCCCGTGCGCGGTATTATAATCTACGAGTATTTCTTCTATTATCTTTTTACTTTTAGCGTATGGACTTATAGGGTTTAGATCGTCTTCTTCTGTAAAAGCAAGCCCGTTAGCTTTATTTCCATAAACACTGCTTGAACTGCTGAATACAAAATTTTCAACACCTACTTCGACTGCGCTATTCAACAATGATATAGTATTAGCAACATTGTTCCAATAGTACGTGCCTGGGTCTTCCATGCTACGTGCTACTTCGTGATCAGCCGCTAAGTGTATAATGGTTTTAGGACGTATGACTTTAAGAACGCCTGCTGTTTGGTGATTGCTTAAATCGAAGGGATATTGTGTTACGCCGTCGATTGCTTTTTTGACACGGTCGATGTTTATTACTTCGTGTCCAGCTTCTACTAGTAAGCGACATACTTCTTTTCCTATGAAGCCGCTTCCGCCTGTTACTAGCACTACGTCATTATTATTCATTTTTGTTGTTCCTTGAGAATCCTATATAGTTCGCTTCCGCTAAAAAAGTTATCCTCTAGTTTGTTAGTTTGTTTTGCTATCGCAAAACGCCAGTCGTTGTAATTCTTCATATATTTTGAAATCTTTGCGGTGAGGTGTAACTTGTTTTCTTTGTATTTGTCAAAACTTTCTGTCCACTCACTTTTATACTTGAAGCATTTATGCCCCATTTCTTTGTAGCTTAGTCTGTCTGGTATCATAGGTATACATCCTAGCAGTAATCCTTCATACCAACTAATGCCTAATGTTTCTTGTAAGTTAGCACTAAAGACAATCTTAGATTTTGCTAGTAATTGGTGGTATTCATCTTTAGTTAGACCTTGGTCTTGACAAACAATAAACTCATATTCTGGAAATGTTTCTTTTAAGTCTAAGAAAATGTCTAGTTGCTTCTCGGGTGCTAATCTGTGTGGAAATAATATAATGTCTTCTTTTTCTACGCCCTTATATTTCTCAAATTCGTCTTTGAGATATTCCATAGGCCAACCTGTTCGTACTATTTTATTGTCATACCCAGTTTGAACGTTGCCTTTCCAACCTAACAGCTCTTTAGCGAATAGCTGTATATGGAAATCTGTAGCAAAGAAATTGTGATCGTATATTTCGTACATACTCTTTTCTGCGTCTCTTACCCACTTAGCGTCCCCAATAAGTCTGCCTAAAAAGTCTTGTGGGTCGTAACTGCCGGCGTGCCACATACCGCCTATCTTAATATCTACTTCAAGTAATGAAGCCATATACTTAAGTTGAATAACTGTTGGGTTCCATGCGTCGGTGTACAGAAAATAATCTCCGTCATTTACCTTACCGTCCGCAAACAGTTGACTAATGGTTTTAAGCTGTTCGCTTTTCCAATAGTTCGTTCCACTAAAGTTAAGGAAGGCTCCTGGAGTTGTATCCTGAGGAGTGTCTTGTGGGCCTTCGATAACTACTACGTCTAGCCCTTTATCTCTCAATTGGGTAGGCAAATGGACTTGCCACTGTGCCGTGTAACGTGTTTCTACTGGTTCGAGTTCAACTAAGTATATGGTCATTATGCTTCCTAAATGCTATTATTTCTACTCTTGTTTAAATTTCTATATATTAATTTATAGTTATTCTAATTTAAACTACATAGCATTCTTTTTATCTTGGATCTCAACACGGCGTACTTTCGCAGCCTTAGTGATTTCCATTAGCGCCTTCCTTGCTCTAGCGGCAGATGCTTTCACATTGCCATTTTCGAACTTGTCGCTTTCTGCCAAATACTCTTCGAAAAGAGCTTTCATTTTTAAGTGTGTTTCTGTCATTATGTATTTCCTCCGAATGCAAAATATTCCATCTCACATCCATTCTCATTATCTTCAGCAACGGATATTTTTAGATACCGTTCTGGGTACTGCTCTCTTATTTGTTCTGCTAATTCGTCAGCAAGCATCTCACAGCTTTTATGATCAAACTCCAAAACTCCGTTACCATAAAGACCTTGACACCAGCGTTTAAATTGTATAAACTCTAAATCACGGTCATCATGAAATACTTCTATCCATACTTTAAAGTGAAACATGTGTCTATGTAAGTTTCCTAAAAAGCTAACATCCATCTCACCTGCTGTACATAGTTTAGGATCTGTATGTGCCGCAGGATACATGTGTACGCCTTCTGCTTGAAATGTAACCCAAATTGTATTCATTAATGTATTTCCTTTATTCTCTTTGCATCTGCTAAATTGTTAACAGGATGTGCTTGGGTACCTACTGGGAAATTAGTACCCTGATATGGCGAAGCTGTGTTAACCCATATACTACCGTCCCATAGTAAATGAATTCCTGGTGAAAGCATGTCGTCGTTAGCTTGCGCCACAAACGGTACCATACTTGCGGCCGCTACTATTCCTGTGTTCTTTAAAAAATCACGTCTTTTCATTTTAAATACTCACTGGTATTACAGTGACTCCTTTATATAGTGGTGTAGTGAACGAATTTTTAACATGACATTCCTTTGAATACATGGATATTCGTTTTCTATGATACAAGTCCATGTCAAATGTCACAGGTCTCATACTAGTCACCTCAGTACTATCCATTTGGTAACCAGCCGATTTTGATTTTATTAAACCTGAATAAGTCGTATGCTCGTATCTGTTTGTGACAAAACGGTGAAACGGTATATCAATATTTCCACTCCAGTGAGAAATTACTACACCTTTATCTTCAGCGTTAGCATCATCGTATATTGGATTAGCTACGCTTCCGATTACCCTTATGCCCGAGTATACCTCAGTGTCATTTCTCTGTGAAATAGCACCATTTTTGAGGAACTCTGCTGAGTAATCATCAATATTAACATCACCGTTAAATTGAAAGTAATCGTCAGTAATGCGATAAGAAGCTGTCTCGGTAGTAATATCGAAAACGCTGTCACTACTCATAGCCTTGTCTTGTAACCCCATCAACCAATGATGTAATTCTGAAACAGAGAATTTGGTGTTACTATACATATCACCGATATACCTAATATTACCGTTAGAATCTACATGAAAATTATCACTAATACTTAAGCCTGCTTCTGCAATAGTATCTTCTGTACCACTTAACACTACGTTAGGTACAACTGTTGATGCTAGTGTGACTCCGGCACCTTTTAGAAAATCTCGTCTAGTTACCATTATTCCTCCTAGGTAGTACGTTTAATCTTTCTTCTGATATTTCCATTGGAACAAATAGCCACGCTATTCGACTATTAAGCAACACAGTGTACGTAGGTTCCGGAAAGTCTTTTTGCACATCTTCTATTGTCTCGTAAAACTTATCTGTTTCAAAGCGATATGAAGGGTTAGTTGCAGTTTCGTTAACCTGTATTAACCACTGGTACTCCTTTACCTTACTTGCATACTCTTTCTCTTCCTCGGCGATTGTTTTATCGAGGGAGTGTACGTATGTAATTATGCCTGTAATTATTATGCCTATAATTACTAACCCTACAATTAAAACTAAATACTCCATTATTTCTCGTCCTTAGCTTTTTGTAATGCTTCACGTTTTTCTTTCAACACAGTAGCAAGGCGAATCAATTCTTCAATCTCTTCACGATCCTCTACTGTGTCAATTTCTAATTCTATTTTAATCTTCATTGTTGCCTCTGTATGCGGATTCAAACTTATAATAACGAGCCCAGCGGTACTGCACTTCTTCAAAGTATGCATCATCGTATTCTAACGTAATCCACACATCGGCCTTCTCTAATTCGTTTATAATGTAACACCAATCTACCCAGTTGTTATCTGGTGTTTCCCTATTAGGCCATGTTGTATTATTTGGTTGAAAAGTTCCATGAGCACCTAAATACACACGGTCTGTACCTTCTGTTAAACAATGCTTTAAAATCTCTTTAGGATTTTGTGGGCCCTCTACAAAAATTACGTTTTGCTTTTTAGTCATCATACTATTATACTACATTAAGTCTTAGTGTCAATGGTTATCTGTGTTAGTATCTTCCGTATAAAGATCCCAGTGCGTAAATTTATCTTTAACAGTTAACTCGTTAAGTTGGTGTGTCCATACTCCGGGATTACTGTGACCCCATGTTGTATCATCTATTTTCACTGTAGCGTTATAATTAAATTTCTTAATATTAGGTAGCTTAACACTAATCATAGGAACAAACTTTTCGTACTCATTCCATTCTACTTGTGAGAACATGTGCTCGCTAGCATAGCTGGAATCAAAGTCTAACGCTACCCAGTATCCAGCATTCAAGCAACCAGTTATAACCTTGTCCCACTCTTGCCAATCTTGATGTGTGGCAGGATTAAAACTTTGACTAGTACCGAAGTAAATTTGCTTTACATGATTCGAGGTTGCCTGTTCTAATATTTCGTCCAATGGCGGAGTCCCTACAACAAATAACGTGTACATTTCGTAACAAATAGTATGCTCAACTTCAAATCCAGTAAAGTATACTATGTCTTTTCTTTCTTCAGTGTTTAACGCCATTTTATATATCCTCTGCTATAATTCTCAGGCCTGTTTAGTCCATCTTCGAACGCTTGTGTCCATTCAGTTTCTCTATCGTACCCTTTAGTCCAAAACTTGTCAACGTTTATTGAGTCGGATTCGACTAAGCCTTTTGCTAACACCATTGCGTCGTAAAAGTGTTTTGTACGAGGACTAGGTCTTATAGTTGTACAAGCCTTCCACAGTAATACCTCTTCGAATTCTTTAGTTGACGCAGTAGGGACACCTTTAATGATTAATGCTTCATCGTTGATGTCAACAAAATCTCTGCCTACCAAATCGATTACTACATCAAACTTGCCGGTCAGCCTTTCTTGTAATACATCTCCCCACATGTCTTTATTACTTCTGCCTTGTACTTCTACTTCTAGAGGTAACCCTAATGTTTTAATTGTATTATACGCGACCCATGCTAGAAATCCACTGCCTAAGATAGCACACCTTCCGCCGGCTTTTTTATAAATCATTTCCTTAGCTTGTAGCACTACGTTTACGCCACATGCCACTGGTTCTAATATGTATTTAGGATCAGCGGAAGGAACAACTACAAATTCTCCGTATCTTACGTTGTATTCATCTGCATAAGCAGGCTCACCGCGTGTAGCAACATAGTCGCCGAGTTTAACGTTTCTTACATTCTTGCCTATCTCGATAACCTGTCCTAGCCCCTCGTGTCCACTCATCCCAATAGGATCGGGCAATGTAAAATCGCCATTCATCATATCAATGTCGCTACGACAAACACCTGTAAGTATAGACTTAACCGCAATTTCATCATCGCTACGCTCTAAGCGTGACCACTCCGTTTCTTTAAATGAGCCATCGCCTGTAGTATACAGTATCATAGATTCTCCAATTGTTTATGTATCCACAAATCTTGTGTAAATTGCTCGTTCCAAAACATATCATAATCTACAAGAGTTAATGCCGTTACAGCCATATTTTCGTATGCTAATTCGGGACACAATCCCAATTCGAATGTGTGTATTTCGCCTGTGTTTAATGTAAATGTAATACTGCTATTATCCTCTTTACCGGTTTTCCAGGATGATACTAAATTCCATTGTATATTGTTTACACTTCCGTGGATGCTACAAAAGTAGTCTACGTTATATATTCCTTTGGGATCTATTGTTCCGTAGTCTGTTATGCCAACTGTAGTTAAGTCGTAATTTTGTCGTGCGCTAACAGCTGATAATTTAAAGTTTTTGTAATCAGTTAGCTTAGTAATATAACTGAGCATGTGCGGCATTAAGTCTCTGCTTACTCCGCCATAGCTAAGGTCTTTGTTTGTGAACCATCCACCTGGATTTGGCACTCTGTGTTTGTTTAACCAATGTATATCGATTTGGTCAGACTTCAATGCTAGATCGTTAAACGTGTCTATCCTTGTCCTGTATTGATTGTTTTTAACCATCACAATGCGAGTATCTTTAAAATCGTTAACAAGATTCTCCCACGCCGCAGAATCTTTAACTCCGGGTTTTTCGACAAACACAATAGACGCAAAGGGAGCAACCTCCCTTGCGATTTCTTCGTGTGTAAAGTTAGGTGTACATATATGAACAGTAGCGAACCGTTTATGATCTTTCAGCGCGTCTGCTACTGTTCTGTAGTCTGCATCCTTACCGAGATCAACTGTAACTATTTCGAAATTTAATTTCTTGTATACTGGTACGTATACTGCGTTACCGAATCCCATACCAACAATCAATGTTTTGCTATTCATCGTCTTTGTGAACACTATCCATAGCTGGATCCATCATGTATTCTTCTCTGCTCATAGAGTCATCGTCGTGTCCGACTTGCTCCTCTTCGAAGAAGCTAGTGTCTAATGCTGTTTCGGTATTAAAATTGCCAAAGCTAATCTCGTCTAAGAATTTACCGTACTTATCGATAAGCTCATGCGGATTAGGACAGTTAGGATCTAACACTTCGCGGCAGAAACTATCGAAATATACTACACTGTAAGGAACGTAAGGGCTAAACTCATTTGTGCTTTTAGACTTCTTGTCGTTAATCCAGTCACTGTAGTGTACCTTAGCTCGGAACTTTTCAACGTCAGCTAATCTATTCGCTTCTTGTACAGCATTAATATGATTAAAAACACTATGAGCCATATAATACAAATAGCTAAGTGAATCCCAACTGTTACTATCTGCTTCTTTTAACTTTCCGTTTCTGTCTGGATCACCTGCCGCCATACAACAAATATCGCCTGCTGTAAGTCTTCCCATGATAGGCCCGCCGAACGGCATTGGAAGATCACTGCCTTTCAGGTCCTGCGTATCAAACGCACGATCCATAAAGTACCCAAACTTCTTTGGGCTATAAAAATTGTACGAATATGTTTGACCGTAGGCAGTATTAACAAACGGACTAGCCGCATCAAAACTTAGTGTAATGTTTTCGCTATCATGTTCTCGAAGCATACGCTGTATGCTTGTTAGGTAGCAAGCCCAATTAAGTTTTCCAGTACCCAAGAAATGTATCCATCCTTTATTTTCTAACAATCCATCTTCGCGTAACTGTAGTATACGTTTTAAGACGCATCGCATATTTCTCATGTTGATACCAGCGAACGCATAACCTTCCAGTGTTCTGTTAGCATCTCCATAGTTAGCGGCTACAAACTGCGGGTCGCTAAAATGCTTAACAGCATCGTACCACGTATCACTGCTGGCTTCGTCGTTACCTGATAATACATTTAGGAATTTAGTTTTGCCTACTGTTCGATTTCTTAAAAAGTAATCCAAGTTAAGCAAGGAAATATCAACAGTGTCTTGTACACTTGTTAGCCCTGTTTTTGCTGAGAAAGGAGGAGATGCCGCGAAGCTAGGTACGTCAAGTGTCATTGCCCAGTCTGCTGTATGCTCTAGCCAAGTTAAAATCTTGCCGCACATAGCGTTACGTTCAGGATCGTTTGGATCCATGGCATTTGACCAGTCGAGTTTTATAACGCCTTTCGCAATTTGGAATCCACCAGAGTCGCCTAATACTGTAGTAACCTCTCGATCCCGTTGTTGTATCATTGGCTCATCTATTGTACTCTTAGCTGTGTCTAAGTAAGAATGCCCTGCAGAATAAAGTCCGTAAGGATAATGGAAGTACGAGTCAGGCTTGAGAAAGTCAAGCCCTTCGTTGCCTTTCTCAAATCCTGCAGGCACTCTTGGATTTTCGTGATTTTGTGTAGTACGCTTTAGTTGAATTGTGTAAAAGCTACTTACCGCAGGCAAGTATACTGCATAGTCTCTTTGACTCTTTCCTAAATCAGGCATTGTTACCCCTTCGCTGGTAGTAAGTAGGTGTATTCAGCCATTCCGCTGTCTAGTTTAATTTGCATAAGACCTTGGTCATTAATGCTCATCGTACAATTACTAGTATCGCTTAGTCGTAAAATCTTAAGAACAATGTCCAAAGGCCATTTCCATTCCCGAGCAATAGTCCCAGTAACGTTATCGCTAATTTTTACTTTAGCGCGATCACTTACACCGTCGCCGATATGGAATGTTAAACCACCGGCTTTATCTGTTTTAGGAGAGAATGTTGCTTCGTATGTACCCAAGATACCATTGAAGTAATTCAAGTCCTTTAAGTTCTTTATAGTAGGAACAATGTTAATGTCAAATGTTGCGCCCTTAAACTTAATGTCTTTCATTTGCTGATTGATAACATCAGCAAGCATAAAGCGATAGTTCGCATCATTGCCATCTGTGCTAATAAAGCCAACTTCAACAGGAATTTCTTCGCCGTTTCTGTCTTGCTTAACGATTTGAACAGTTGCGTCTTCATCGTCAAAGCCAGGATAGTTCAGGTACCCCTGCAAGACGCCCATTCTACTTAGGCCTACAGTTGCGTCAGTAAAGTCGGCTACGGGTGTAACAGTTTTGCCTTTAAGTATTACTACTTTGTCTGGGTCAACTGTTTCGATGTTAGTCGAGTCCAGTGCCCCGTTAATTTTAACCATTTCAAAAATGCCTAAGCCATGTGTATGCTTCAGTACATCTTTAAGTATATCTTTTATTTGATTGTCTGCCATGTGTCAGTGTCTCCAGGTATTGTGTTATTATACATTGTTATTTAGGTTTGTCAAGCTGGTTGTTGTGTTTTTCTTCGAAATGTAATCTCACGAATGTCTTACGTCCAATGCCATACGTTATAAAAACAACGTTAAGGATTACACTTGTATACAAAGGACCTAACTCCCATACTTGAATACAAAAGTAAACAAGTAAGAAATTTAAAGGTATAGCAACGATTCCTGCGATTGCTGTATCTACCCAAGCTTCGTGGAACGCTCTTTTTAGTTTTATTTTTTTTGTCATTTAAAACTCGAAAAATGCGGCCATTGCTTCAGTCTCGTGTATCTTGTCAAGATCGAAACCCATTTGCCCGATTACATTGGTAATCTTCTTGTCAAGTACCGCAGTTTCCATACCTTCCTCATCGAATGGTAAATCTTTAAACCACTGTGGTAATTGTAATTCGTCTGTTGGGTACGCGATGCTATCGTAGCCCATTGCGTTACTCTTCAGTCTACAAACAATAACCTTAGCACCGTCAGTAATGGTCATGCTATAATGATCGCCCATTGCTTTCTTATAATTGTTCCAGTTAATGCTTGCTCTAACGTGTCCGGGAATTGACTTCTTTAATTCCGGATCAATTGGAGCATTCTTATACAAGGAAGTTGTCGCAGGAGCGTTTGCTCTTTTAGACATCATTGCTCCGTAAACTGTTAAATTGTTTACACGTTTTGGCATGCCTTTGCGCCACGGATCCATTTCTTTAAATCCTTTCTTATACTCTTTAATTTTGTGTATTACGCTTTGCTCATCTTCACCGTTCAGGCAGTCTCGCAGAATTTCTTCTAAAAAGTCCTGCACGAATTCTGGGGTGTCCGAACGCTTAACATCCATACCCATAATCTTCAGCTTGCCGCCTTCGGGTCTATCGCCTTCGTTGTCTAATACGTTAATGGCGTAACGCTTTTTGGTAATAAACAAAGCCGAACGTCCTACTACTTCTCGTCCTGCCTTCATTACTGCCCCTGCCGATAACGGAACATTGAACTTGTCTTTTAAGAACTGCGGAAAGGTATCACTTACAGCGTCACTTATATGGTCATATAGTTTCACAGCACTATCCAAGTTTAATTCTTGTCCTTCTTCTAGTGCTGGAACTGCTGT